CGTCTGGCTCGTCTGGCTCGTCTGGCTCTAAACGGCCGGAACAGATGTAGAACACGCGATCTAAACGGGATACAAACCGGGACACTCGGGTTCAAACCCGACGGTTTCTGCGGCGGGTTATTGCCTTGGTAGGGCTTTTCGGGTGATTTGCCGGATCTCGGGCTTGATTGGCTGAGCTCGGGGATGTTAAACAGTTTGAACCCACCCTGTGGCCTCTGGCTGGACCGTTGCAGTGGTGGAGGCTTGGGCGCTCTGAGCGGAGGGCCGCTGACTCCATGCAGCGGCCCTCGTTTCTCATTGGAAAACAAAGACTTAATGGTTCATGTGCCGAGCTCGAGGCGGGAAGCCCGAGCCGGGGGGTGCCCTACATGGCCGGACATGACCCGAGAAATGCAACCCGACGGGGTGGTGGGGTGGTCAAAGACCCCCCCGGGGTTGTCGGCGCGACTAACCGGTCCGCCAGCGAGCCGCGGCCTCGCAGCGGCGCCTCTGTCCAAAAAAATATGAAAATTCAAAATTGTATGGGGAACAGTGGAAAGGTTCTAGGAAATCCGGATCCGACAAGAAATTGGGGGAAAAGCATGCGGAAAACGGTGCGGGTGCGCGCGCGCAGGCAGCGGCGCGAGGCGGTGATATTGCCGACCCCGGAGCGGTTGGCGCACGGGCCGGTCGAACGGCTCGGTTATCCGGTGCTCGATGCCGGTGGGGTATTGTCGCGGCCGCTGATCGGGTTGGATACGTTGGCGCGAATGGAACGAGCGGGGACGATCTCGAACCGCGAGCGCCGGGCCGGCGATCGTTTTCACGTCTTGTTTCGCCGGGCCTCGCTCGATGGGTTTCGGGTGCCCGATCTCGATCGCGCGGTGCTCGGGCGGTCGGTCACGAGCAACGGCAACGGCAAGAGCCCCGAAGGCAGCGAGGCGGCCAAACTAGCCGTACTCTCGGCGGTCGATGCGCTCGGCGGCATGGCCTCGCCGACCGGCTCGTGTGCGTGGTACGTGTTGGGGCTCGAAATGAGCATAAAATCGTGGGTTGAATGTCGTTACAGAACACGCCCCCTGGATGTAATGATGGCTTCGGGGATCCTGGTCGCCGATCTGGGCATTTTGCGGGCCCATTGGAACTGCTGAGAGCGGGGAGTTAGCGCATTGTCATGTTTCATTTTTCTGACACAAAGAAAAAATCTGTTGCATCGGTGATTCGAATCGGTTCTTCAATTTTGTCCTACGATCGGGAGCGGTGCGCGCATGGCGAGAGTCAGCTACACGCCGCCGGGACCGCAACTTGCGGCATTTCTGAAATCGGATCATCGGCTGAGAGCGGTCATCGGGCCGGTCTATGCCGGGCGCAAGAGTGCGGCGGTTTACGACATCATCCAGCGCGCGGTCCGTTTTCGCGCCCAGCGCGCCTGGCGGTGGGTGGTCATCCGGCAGCGTCGCGACGAGCTCGATGCGGACAGTCTGCGGACCCTCCAGCATTGGCTGCCCGATGGCCGCTATGACGAGAAGAAGCGGCGTTGGGGATATCTCTACGATCTGGGCGATGGTCTCGACCGTCTGCTCGAGATCGATTTTCTGGCGATCGAGGATTCGACCGATCGGCGGCGCATCTCGGGGTTGGAGTGCTCGGCCGCGTGGCTTGATGATGCGCGCAACATCCCCGAGGGGGTGTTGGACGACATACGCCTGATCGTCGGGCGCTATCCGGGTGGGCTCGAGGGCGGCTGCCAGTGGCGCGGGATCGTGTGCACCTCGCGCATGCCGTTGCCGGGTCACTGGTTGGTCACCCGTCAGGACGTCGAGCTCTACCGGCAGCCCTCGGGCCGGGGCCCCGATGCCGAGAATGTCGATCATCTGGCGCAGAAGGGGTTTTCCTACGCCAAACTCGCCGAGGGCGAGGACGAGGACTGGGTCCGGCGTTATGTCGACGCCGAGCTCACCGCCGGGGTGGCCGAGGACGCGGCCGAAATGGGCCGCCGGGCGTCGCGCGCTTCGTTTACCGAGTTCATCCGGGTGACGATGCCGGATATCGAGCCGGCGCGGCATCATCGGTTGCTGATCGATCGGCTGGAGAAGGTCGCGGCGGGCGAGATCAAGCGGCTGATGCTGTTTCTGCCGCCGGGCTCCGCCAAATCGACCTATGCGAGCGTGCTCTTTCCGCCGTGGTGGATGGGCAACCATCCCTCGATGCCGGTGATCGCCGCCTCGCACTCCAAAGAGCTGGCCGAACGGTTTGGCCGGCGGGTCCGCAACATCGTCGGCAGCCCGCTGTTTCGCGAGACCTTTGGATTTGGCCTGTCGGGCGATAGCGGAGCGGCTGGACGCTGGGAAACCGCGCGTGGCGGCGAATATTTCGCGGTCGGTGTCGATGCCTCGATCACCGGGCGACGTGCGGCGCTGGGGATCATCGACGATCCGGTCAAGGGCCGCTCGGAAGCCGATTCGCCAATGGTAAGGCAGCACACCTGGGAGTGGTATAAAGCCGATTTTTGGACCAGACTAATCCCGGGTGCGGCTATTATCTATATCGGCACCCGCTGGCACGATGATGATCTCGCCGGAAGACTACTTGAGGAAGCCAAGAACGGCGGCGAGCAATGGGAAGTGATTTCTTTACCTGCTCTGGCTGGAGAAAACGATCCATTAGGCCGGGAACCGGGAGAACGGTTGTGGCCCGAATGGTATTCTGCGGAGATGTTTAAAACCGCGCAGCGAGACACGCGAAACTGGTCGGCATTGTACCAGCAGACCCCGATGCCCGAATCGGGCGACTATTTCCGCGGTGAATGGATCAAATACTACGACAATCCGCCGCCACGCGTCAGTTTGCGGACCTACGGCGCCTCGGATTATGCCACCCGTGCTGAAGGCGGCGATTGGACCGTCCATATGGTGGTCGGGCTCGATCCGAACTTTGATCTCTATGTGCTCGATCTGTGGCGTGAGCGGACCGCCTCGGATGTCTGGGTCGAGGCATTGATCGATCTGATGGGCAAGTGGAAAACCGTGACCTGGGCCGAGGAGCAGGGCCAGATCAAGGGGGCGGTCGGGCCGTTTCTGACGCGCCGGCAATTGGAGCGCCACGTGACCGGGGTGCGCCGCCAGTTTGTCTCCTCGCATGACAAGCCGACCCGCGCCCAGGCGATCCGCGGGCGTATCGCCATGGGCAAGGTGCTGTTTCCGCGTTCGGCACCCTGGACCATCGACCTGGTGCACGAGCTTTTGCGGTTTCCCGCCGGCACTCATGATGATCAGGTCGACGTGCTCTCGCTCTTGGGTCGCATGCTCGACGAGATGGTGCCGGGCAGCCTGCCGCCGCCGATGCCGCGGCCGCTCGACGCGCACACCGTCCAGACCGCTTACGACATGCCGATCGACTGGTTGTGGGAGAACTGCACCAACGAGGCGGTGCGCCGGCTCGGCGATCGCAACGACCGGATCTAATGCCGGCACCGATCGATCCGGCCGTGTTACCGACGGCGCTGCTGGCCGAGGCGGCGGCGGATATGAAAGCCGTGCTGGCGGGAGAGCCGGAGCTCGGCGATTTTGGTTTTGGGATCTACCACAGAGATCGCGAAAAATCGGCCAAAGAGCAGGCTGAGAAACTCGCATGGAACCGCGATCGGCTGCGCGAACCGAAATCACTCGCGGCGTTTCTGGTGACGCGGGTCTGGCTGCGGCAGTTCCGCAAGCTCCGACATCTCAACAAGACCGGCTCGACTTACGGCTTGAAGCACGTCGCCGAGCACGACGTCGGCTATATCACCAACGGGGTATTTATCGCCGCGGCCTTGGCCGAGGGCTTTCGCGTCAAGCGGATCGGCTATACCCCCAACGGCTATGTGAATATTCCGATGGCGGCCTGGGGGCGCGGCTGGAAGCATGGCGATCAGGAAAGTTTCTTTGACAAGCCGTACAGAGAGCGGCTGGCCGCGATCGGGATCGCCGAGGCGGATGGGAAGCGTTGCTGAATCATGTTCTATGGGCGGCCTCGATCTTGGCCCGCCTGCCTGCGAGAAAGCCGTTTAAGTAAATTCGTAATAGCCAGCGCGAAGCATCGATCGGTTTGTCGATCGGGCCGCCCGACTCGGCAAGCATTGCCCGACCACTGACTTCGGGTATTGCTTTGATCAGTTGAGTGAATATTTCCGGTTCATTAGACTCGAGAAAGATCAGGAAATCGTTGTCCTCCTTGGCCAGGCTCGCAACCAGCTCGGCGAGCTCTTCGCGGGGGTGAGCGGGCGGCTTGACCGATCGGCTCTTGGGTGATCGTGCCATGTTGTGGTGCGCGGGAGTTGCTGAATGCCTGATCCGGCGATCCTCGGCATTTCGTCCTCGCTTGTCGAGCGCTCCGATCTCGGCAGCGGCCCGGATGCCGTGTGGCAATTCTGGTCGATGCAACTTGACCTGGCGCACCAGGAAGACCGCGACTGGATCAAACGCGGCCGGCGCATCGTGCTGCGATACCGCGACGAGCGCGATGCCAACGAAGGACGAGTGAGCAAATACAACATCCTGTGGGCCAATACGGAGGTGCTCAAGCCGGTCCTTTACGGCCGCCCGCCGACCCCGGATGTGCAGCGCCGGCATAAGGACACCGCCGATCCCGCGGCGACGTTAGGGGCCGAGATCCTCGAGCGGGCATTGGCCTGGGAGGACGACATCGAGGAGCTCGACGAGGTCATGCTGGCGGTGGTCGAGGACCGGTTGTTGCCGGGGCGCGGGGTCGCCCGGGTGTTTTACGAGCCGATCTTTGGCGAGGACGAAGAGGACACCGAAGCCGAACCCGACGAGGACGGCAACCAGCCGTCATTTCAGCCGGTCACCGAGGAGCGGGCGCCGATCCGCTACGTGTTCTGGGAAGATTACCGCGAGACCCCGGCGCGCGGCGAAAAAGAGATCTGGTGGAAGGCCTACCGGTCCTATTTGACCCGCGAGGAGCTGGTCGAGCGGTTTGGCCGTGAGCTCGGGCACAAGGTCGAGCTCGACTACTCGCCGGCCGGCACCAGATCGGACGAGCACGAGAATGGCCCGCTGCCCGATCTGATGAAAAAAGCGACGGTGTGGGAGATCTGGGACAAGTCGCAGCTCGAGGTCATCTGGCACGCCAAGGGCTATAAAAGGGGTCCGCTTGACAGCAAGTCCGATCCGCTGCAGCTCCCCGGTTTTTTCCCGAGCCCGCCCTGTCTGCGCGCGACGACGTCAAACGAGCAGCGGGTGCCGGTCGCCGATTACATCGAGTATCAGGATCAGGCCAAGGAGCTCGATACCGTAACCAGCCGTATCGAAAGACTAACCCGGGCTCTCAAAGTATCGGGTGTTTATGCCGGCTCGGAAAAAGCGGTATTGCAGCAGCTTGTCGACGATAATTCGGAGAACCGCTTGATCCCGGTCGAGGATTGGGCCGGGTTTGCCGGAGACAAGGGCGGTCTGGGCAATCTGATCCAGTGGCTGCCGGTCGAGCAAATCGCGCGGGTCTTGATCCAGCTCTACGATTCGCGCGAGAGAATCCTGCGGATCATCTACCAGAC